AATTGCTGCCTCCAGTGGTTAATCCTACTGCGGATACGGAACTTCCTGCTCCTACTACATATCCATAAACATAATCCTTTGTTCCATCTACAATTTTTCTACCCTTACTTAAATCGCCAATTAATGATGAATTTGTTGTTGTAGTAATTCCTAATGAACCAATTCTTGGTAATGTTGTTAGTGGATTATTTCCTAACCTCTGAACATATCCATTACTTTCGTCTAATGTTGGATTATAGAAAAATGCTGTTCCTGGTTGATTTTCAATAAATTGTGCCTTATAAAGTTTAAATTTGAGATCCTGATATTGATTTGCTGTCCATATGGATCCATTTTGGGATTTAAACAGACTTCCCATCGCAAACTGTTTTGAATAAGTGACGGCACTGACATCTGGAAGATCTTTTGTATTGACAGTTTTTTCTCCCATAACAGCAGTCCACATCTCATACTGATCACTATTTTCTGAAATAATTACAACAGCATATTCTCTACCAGGTGGAAGATAAATTGGTTCATCAAAAGTAACTTTAGTGGCAATAGAAGCATCCGAAGAAACATTTACTTCACTTGGTCTCAATGTAACTGAATTTCCAATAACAATTCTTGTGGGTGTACCTAATTCTACAGTTCTTATTTCAACTTTGACAGGAGCATTTCCGCTATCTTTTTTGGCAAAGAATAAATCAACTGCAGTTAAAAATGCGCCATTGGAATCATCAGTTGCCAATCCTTCTCTGGAAGAATCTGGAGCTTCTATATTTCCACCAACAACAAAAGATTGTGCAAGAGGGTCAACAAATCTTTGAATCGTTGTTCTTGTATGAGTGTTTATTGTTGTTTGTGAAGTTGTTGTATTTGTCGTAAGATTAGTAACTGTTTTTGTTGTTAGATTTTTTGTGGTTTCTATAACAGTATTTTCCCATTGCTCAAGTGTTCCATCAGAATTGAAATTTGTTTCCGCAAATGAAATATCTGAACTTCCTGGAAGACCTAGATCATTTGTTGAACTTGAACTCAATTTAAATGTTTTAGTTCCTGTAGAAATTCTTACGGTTGGAGTTGGAACCGTATTAGGGTCTCTTAAATAAAATGTTCCGATCAAATCACCAAAATTGTCAGAAATAAGTCTTAAGTCACTTACAGTTGCCACAGCACCACTAGTCTGACCAACCAATTGCATACCCTTAAGTAAATATCCAGAATATTTTCCTTGAGCCTCTTCAGATAATGAAACCGTATCAATATTCAAAATTTTTGATGATTGACTATATCCCGATGCTATAGATTCAGTTCTAATATATGGGTTAATTGTATATACAGTAGATGGTGCATTATATGGACCATACTTATGATTTGGTGTTGCAACTCTGAATGAAATTAAATTATTTCCACCAAATGTTCCAACAACAGTTTCCCCAACCACAAATGCTTTAGATGGGTTTGATATTTCTACTAATTTTGGAATAAAATCAACTCCACTATTTCCATCAAGAAATTGGTAAAACTGTGTAGATGGTTTGATATTAGATGCAGAAAATTGAATATTTCTGGACCTCATAAATGATTCATTGGAAGATGATATTAATACATTTCTTATTGTAGTATCAGTATTGCTTACTGTGTCGAAACTTTCTGTTGTTGTAGTATTAGAAGTGGTATTAGTTGCAGTTGATGATGATGAACTAATTGTAGTTCCTGAAAATTCTCTTTTTGAGATACGAACGGCATTTTCTATTTCGATATTTCTCTTATTCCTCACTGTTCGCAATCTAATAGTGTCGCTAGTTTGAGTATTAATTGGTGTCAAAGTAACAGAAACATTACTAGTTAAATTATTAGTAAGTGTTCTACTAGAATTTAATGTTATACTGATATTTTTATCCGGAAGTTGAACGGTTCTAACCCAGTTGTCAATTTCAGGACTTAACTTAATATCACCACTATAAACAATAACATTAAATGGATTTACATTTTCAACTGTAGTTGCAAATGCTTGCTCTATCCACCCAATAGATTCATATTTTAAAGTTACTGCCTTTCCTGTTTTTACGACATTTGGGTCCAGTAACTTAAAATTCTCTGAAAAATCTAAATTTTCATCTATAATTTCAGACTCGGGTGCAATTTGTGATTTAAGTGAATTTCTACTGGTAATAGGTGTTATTTCATTTGTAGAGGTATTGATTCTAATAGAAGATAATCCTCTGTTAATGAATGAGTAATTTTTAAAATCATCTACAAAAAAACCACTCTTAAATCTATTATTACCATCAGCATCTTGAATTTGTAAAGTTTGAGTATTTACTTCAAGTAAAGACAATGAAGTGACCCGCTCTAAATTTTCTACTCTATCTTCAATTAATCCAATGTCTCTCATTGTATATCTTCTATTATCCTTTAATGTCACTACGGCGTTTGCTGGATCATAAAGATATGGAGGTAACTTAATAGTTGCAATTTCCATTACAGCATCATTTTTATCTGGTGCTTTAGGAGTGTTCGAGGATATTCCTTTTTCTAGAATAAAGTTTTTATTTTTATCAAGATACAATTTATCAATTCTTGCCAAGTAATAATCATAACCAAGAAGTGAACTTTCATCTGGTGATAGAATGCGGGTAGGTTCTAAAGTTCTCGATGAAAAATCAAATGGAGAAGAACTATTTGATGTAAAGACCGAAACTCTTGGCCTAAAATCTAAAGTATCAGAAGATCTTACAGATTTTGATCCAATGAAAGGGATATCGTGTGTAAATCTATCTTTATCATAACTTAACACTGTAAATACATCTCCACTATCATTGGAGGGAATCGAATAATAATCAAATACAACTAAAAGTTGTTTTGATGGTTCCGTAGTGCCTTTATTGCGGACAATTCTAGAATAATCATAGTATTGATCTTTCTGCCCTTTGTCAAGGATATATGAATTAGTAATATCTTTATACTTTCCTGGAATTATGGATTCAATTTCCGTACTTATATTTGATTCTTCGAATGTAACAGTTTCCAAATCTACAAATCTTTCCGAATTTAAATATACTATACCAAGAACATTGGTGGATGGTTTTGAAACAACTCTTGCAATAGCTTTACTATTATTTCCTAAAATATTTTCACCAATAATGGCATTAGTTGATACATTAGCATTAGTGCCAAATTGTATCTGATCTAAGGTAGGTTCTGAAGAATCAAAAGACTCATAAATTGAAATAATTTTTACCACATCTGGATAATTTAATGATATTTCCTCATCCTGAACTCTTAGTCCATAAAATTGATTATATGTAAGTCCATCTCCAATCGAAGAACTAATTCCGGTTCCTGATTGTGGATACTTTGATCTTGCTATGGTTAAAGTTTCACTTTTATTATATGTTTTTACTTTACTTTGAATTCCATTTTTAACTAATGTTGCATTTACAATAACATTAGACTGCGAAGCTAACAATCCGCTAATAGTTACTGTATTTCCATTCAAAGTAAATTGGTCCGAAGTGACTGTAGCAATCTCACCATTACTATAATGTACTGAATATCTCTCTTGATCAAATGTTGTAAAAAATGCACTAGTGATGCCACTAACTGCTGACAAGTTAAATGTTAATACTCCATTAGAATCTGTGGTTTCTCCTGTTATTTGTTCAGAAATTGTTAGTAATGAATCTGAAAGATTTACTGAAGAAATATTAGGATCTGGTAATTGTGCATATAGGAACCCAGAATTCTCATTTCTTATTATTGGTGCTCCAATAAAAATATTATTATAAGTTCCATTCGTAACTGAACCGGAATATATTCCAGAAATTCCAGGAGTTGAAGCAATAGTTAATGAAGTACCTTGAGGAGAAACTGCCGTTACTCTATTAAATGATTCATCACCCGTAGTAGTTTGATACCTAATAATTGAACCAACTTTTATACCAGTAAAAAATTTTCCAGGACTTACTACAGTATTTCCTCCACTGATAGTTACTTGAGTCACTCCATTTGGAAGTCTAAATCTTTCAAGAAAACAATCGGCAGTGAAATCTACCGGAAGACCAGATACTGCAGTTGTTTGTTTTATAGATTTAATATCTTCTGTAGAATATGAAGTTACTACTTTAATAGTTCTTGGAAAATCAAGTCCGTTAATAATTAATTGTTCTCCAACTGAGAATGTTCCGGAAGTTTGTCTTAAATTGATTGTATCAGATGCTCCACCCGCAGTAACTGCATATCCACTAGCTCCACTACTTTTTCCCTTTACAAAAGATGTTGCTGGTAATTCTGTATTTGATATTGTAGAATTTAAAACAAGAGTTGTATATGTTTGTATGTCATAAAGATATAGATCCCAATTAGTATTACTATTACTATAGGCAGCATCAGTTAAACTAAAATTGTATACTCGTGCATTACCAATTATAGATCCAGTAGAATTAAGTTGATCATATAAATCTACAGTATATTTTGGTTTTGGTATTCCAGATACATTATTTACTCTTATAATATTTCCCATTTCAAAAGGAATATTTACATTTTGAATGGACTCAGTATCTCTTGGCTTATCAACATCAATAATAGTTGTTGAAATTTTTTCTATATCATATCCTCTAACATAAGCTTTTCCTGGAGATATTTTTAAACACATCAAACTTTCTGATGGTATATTTTTTTGTTCGGTAGTTTCACTATTAAAAAATAAACCATTATTACCTAATCTATCATTTAAAGAATTGTTTACAGATACATTAAATGGTTCTACTGTATAATCACCAGATTCATCGTAAGTTCTTTCCGCCATATAATCTTTAATTATATTATATTGACTTTTTTGTTCGATTATTTTAATTTTTCCATTTTCAACTCTTAAAAGTTCAATAAAATCAGTATCATTAAGATCTGATATTAATTTCTTTGTTAGAGTTAAATCAATCTTAAATCTATCTGCTCCAGGCGCTGCATAGTTTGTAAATCCTTTAGAGGGGTCGTATAATGAACTGTCATCTCCAGAATTAAGAATTAATTCGTCAATTTTTAGTCCAATTCTATACGAAGGTGTATTTGTATAATTATCTAAAATTATAGTTTGTTTAGATACATTAACAAAATAACCTCTAATGAAATAAACTCCATCACCAATAGATGCTGAAGAACCTACAGATGTCGCATCTAATGCTACTAATGATGCAAATGGAGTTCCTGCATTAATAGTGGTATTACCATAAGTTACATTTTCTTCTGCAATTAATGATTCTCCATCTTCAAAAGGATTAAATTGAAAATCATTATCAGAATCCAAATATTTTACGTATATTGTTAAATCTTCTACATTTTCTCCATCGGGGAGAGCAACAAATTGAATTATTGCTGTTGTTCCTGATATTTGCCCTGTTATTTTTTTACCAATAAAATTATTAATATAGATAGAAATATCAATTCCAAAATTAGTTGGATTAAGTTTTACAGAATTAAAATTTCCATCATAGGCAATATTTCCGGGAATAACTACCGATCCTTCTTTAAATATATGACTTCCAAAAGATTTTACCTGATTCTGCAAAATAGACTGAAGAGTTGTTAATTCTCTCGCCTGTATTGGATATCCTGGTTTAAACAAGACTTTATAAAAATTCTTTTCGGAATCAAAGTCATCATAATATGGATTGATGTTTAAATCTGTTTTCTGTGACATTTTTTTTAGAATTCCAGGATAATTTTAACGTCTTCTTTTTGCCTAATGTCTCTTGTTACCAGGGGTCTATTATCAATATAAATTATATCTCCCGTCTTTTTATTTATCTCAGGATTTGCAAGACCTGATGTAAACGTTACTCCTAAATCTACAACTTTACTCCCAATCGTAACTTTATTGGAACTAAATGACGTATCAATAGATCCCGCAAATGGACTGATAGGATTTGCCGAAGATTCAAAATTATAAACTTTAGAGTTATCATTTTGATCAGTTTGATCTAAACTATTTCCAAAACATAAAGATCTATCTTGAAAATATTTTAAGACCTTAGTTTCACTATCATATGAAGCGACATAACCTTTTGCAATTCCATTAGTCACAGTTTGAGTCATTTCTTCCCCAATGACTGGAGTTCCAGTAAAGTCTGAAGTTAATTTAATTGCTCCTAGAGATGAATATTGATTTTCTGTGAAAATATTAGTATCCGAAGAAAAAGTAGTTGGATTCTTTATGATTCCAACTTGAGCAAATTTGGTATCAATCGGAAAATCTTTTGTTGAGTCGTCGAATCTGGCATATACTAATACTTTATCTGTTCCTAATTCGGTATAAATGTCGTAACCATGCCCTTTTGATGGTGGAATAATTGGTATTAGTTTTGCTGGATTTGGAAGACTTCCACCAGGACCAAGAGTTCCCAAATCAACGATTCCCCAAGTATATCCAAATCCCCCTGCAACAACCTGAGTAGATACAATAGATCCACTACTATTAACTGTTATAGAGACCCTACCACCAGATCCATCACCGAGAATATCAACAACACCAGAATTATATCCAGATCCACCATTTGCAATATATACCTTTTTAATTTGATTCGGGTTTGTGGCACTAGAATTTCCATTTTCCCTTACACTTACAATTTGAGGATCTGTTGAAGATGCCCAATCGTTAGGAACAACAACATATTCTGTCGAATCAAATTTTATGATATCACTTGGAGAGACCGTAAATAGATACTTCCATATATACCCATCTCCACTTATTCCAGCTGCTGAAGGTTCTAAATCCGTAAATGTAGGTTCATCTTGAGATTTATTTCCTTTTAAACTAGTGCCAGAAGATCCATTATCTATACAAATATAAACTCTAAAATCACTATTAATTACGTAATAGTTAGAATCATATAATCTACTTGAATTTGAATTTGGTGTTGGATTCTGAATACTATAATCGTGTCTATACATTTCATAAGAAGTATTGGAAGTCCAAGTAACCTTTCTTATGAGTCTTCTAATATTACTAGATGTAATTTTTTTACCAAATAAAGAAGTGTCTCTATAATGACTTAAATATTCTAAATTATCAGTTGGATTTGGGACATCAGTATTCCAATTAGTAGTTCTTCCAAATCCAACTTGTGCAGGATTATCTAAACCCAAAAAAACATAATAAGAATTGTTACTATCTACAACAGAGTCTATAAAATTACTTGCATTTAATATTCTAAATTGATCTGTTACGATTGCTGCCATATTAATATTTTTTTTAAATATTTATAAGAGTTTTGGAAGTGCTCCAGTTTGTCTAATTCCAATTCCTCTTCGTTGAATCGTTGCAAAGGTTGTTAATCCAACATCCACAGTGTTTCCGGTTACTCCTATTGAAATTGGAGAATTTGACCTACTAAATCCAGACATTCTACCCCAAGAATATTTGCCAACAGGATTTGATACACTTCCAGAAGAAGAGAGTCCAATCGTAGATGTAGTTGATAATATATTACAAGTAATAATTCCGACAGTGCCATTAAAAGAGAATTGCTGGATGTAGTAAATATTATCTACAAATGTTGTTCCAATTCCAATTACTTCAGAGTTTGAAGTATTGATAGATGTTACTCCTTTTCCAACTCTAGTATCAAAAATGTATATTGGATATCCAGTTTGCAACCCAGTATAAGATGGTGAATTTAAGTAAAATCTAAGTGCTAATGGATTTCCACCACTACCTGTTGTAGTTGTAATTCCGGTAATGATTCCAGAAAATCCATTAATTAAAGAAATATTAGAAATTAATTCTACCGCCCCACTTGCGGTAGTAGAAATTCCATTGACAATTAAAGAACTAAAAAGTTCTGGACTACTAATATTATCATATTCAAAAAATTCTGCATTATCTACAAATATTTCAGTATCTGTGGTTGAAAAATCTTTGATAACTTTTGCAGTTGGATAA